TGCGGGGGCGGGCGCGGATGTGTGGGCGGTTGTCGGGGCGGGGTTGAGGGCCGAGGCGTCGGTCATGACCGCCCAGTTGGCGGCGTTGAAGGTGCTGGTCGAGGTGTGCGGGACCAGGCAGTAGTAGGTGGAGTTGTTGTAGGTTACGAGGTCTGTCTGGACATAGGCGGTCGTGGCCGCCCAGGCACCCTTGGCTGCGAAGAGGGACGGGTTGGAAGCGACGTCCGTCCAGCCAGTGGAGGTGTCTGGGAAGTCACCGACGCGCACCTGGAACTGGCGGGCGGACGTGATGCGGAACTCGAAGTAGTCCGAGCGAAAGAGGCCAGTGGAGGGGTCGTAGATGTCCGCCAGCATGTCGGCAAGCGTGCGCCCGCCCTTCTCGGCAGCTTCGAGATAGGTGTCGAGGATGTGCTCGCCAGTGTTGGCTGAGACAAAGCGGAGCTGTTCGCCTGTTGGACGGGTCTCAGACATTCAGTTCCCTCATGATCCTGGTGACTTGGGCGCGGGTGAGTTGGTAGCGGTCGCGGTCAGTCCAATCGCGCAGCTGGTTTTCGAGGTCGGCTGCGGCCTGGAGGGCTGACATTGAGAGTGACTGGACCTTGTCGGCATCTTCCTTGAATAGTTCGAGGGATGCCGCGAGTTCGTCCTTGAAGGACTTGATCGACTGGTCGATGACGGACTTGAGGCTGTACGAGAGCTGAGCCTCGATCGTGCGCGAGACTTCAGCCGCGATGGCCTGCGTGTCTGGTTGCTTGGGCATGGCCTCTGCGATGGCCTGCTGCACGTAGTCGCGAATGGCTGGCGGGATCACCATGACTATCTCCTCTGACCCTGGCGCATTGGCACGAGGTTGCCCTTCTCGACCTGGCGCTGGACCTGCTCGTTTGGCTGGACGGATGCGCCGCGCATCTTCTCCATCATCATGATCTGCTGGGAGGGGGACGGGCCTTGGGCCTGGCGTTCCTGGTCAGTGATGCGGAAGCGTTCGAGGTCGGTGATGCCCATCGCGCGGATGGCTTCTTCGGCGATGGCACCGGCCTTGTACTCCATGTTGAGGCCAGTCTGGTTCATGACCTGGAGCATGTTGATCCAGGTCTCGGCGTTGCGGGTCGGTTCGACGGGGAGCGTGCCGTCGATGACCAGGTAGTCGATGTCGCCCTGGAGGTCCTTGGCCACGTCGAAGTCGATGTAGCCGTCTTGGACGAGCGGAGCGATGCTGGAGGGCATGTTCTGCTCGTCGATGCGGATGGAACCCTCGTAGGCCAGGCTGTCCTGGATGTTCTGGACCATCATGCGGGCCATGGGGCGGACGGTGGTCGCGGACATGATGCGGGACAGGACGCCGAGGCGCTGGGAGCCAAGCTGGGTGAGGCGCTGGATCTCCGTGGCGGTGCGGACGCCGTCGGCGGTCGGCATGCCTTGCTGGGCGTCGGAGGCGGCGGAGACGCGCTGCTTGAGGTCCGACATGGCGGCGATGTCGTTGATGTGGCCGCGCGTGACGTCCGGGATCTGGGCGATGAAGACGCCGTCGCCGGGCTTGGTGCCAGGGAGCGTGCGGACCACGCCCCACGGGTTGCGGTCGATGAGGTCGGGGACGGAGACCTGGGTCGGGTCCACGAAGATGAGGTTGTTGAGGGCGGCTGAGATGTTGTCGACGCGCGAGCGGAGCAGGTAGGTCGCGATGTCGTGCATCGGCATCAGGATGTCATAGAGGGACTGGCCGTAGGTCTTGTGGCTGTCGTGGTACAGGCCGCCGATCATGATCGGGATCTGCTGGCCGTAGGGGTTCATCTGGAAGCGGATGACCTGGCCTTCGTCCATGATGGTGATGATCATGTGGATGCTGTCGATCTGGGGGACGTTGATCTCCCAGCCAGACATCTTGACCCAGCACTCGTCGACGACGCGGGCGTCACCGAGGGTGAAGTAGGCGTGCTCGGAGCGCTCGCGCATCAGAGGCTTGGCCGGGTCGATCGAGAGGCCCTTGCCTTCCTCGCGGTGGTACTGGTGGGCGTTCCAGCCATTGCGGGGCGGGCTGATCTTGTGGCGCAGTTTGGGGTCGAGCTTGAGGCGGGGGTACAGGCCAGTTCCGAGGAGGGTGCTGAACGACAGGTAGTCGGAGAACACGATGAACTGCATGTTGTCCCAGTCGCCCCAGTTCACGCGGGGGTCCGGGTAGCAGCGGCGCGGGTCGAAGTTGATGATGTTGTTCTGGTTGGTCTTGTGGTTCCAGACAACCTTGGTGGGCGCGAAGCCATAGCGGACGCTGTCCAGGAGCATCTGGGCAATGCGGGCCTCGCCAGCGGTCCGGCGCATGTGCTGGTGGAGGAGGCGTTCGAGGATGAGGCTGGAGCGTCTGGATTGTCTGTTCAAGCCTTCGAGCTGGAACATCGGGTTGCGGCCCGCGAGGGCGGCCATCAGGTAGGTGAGGACGGTGTCGGCGTTCGCGCGCGTGTCTGCGATGACGGCCTTCTCACGGAAGTCGGTGGTGTCTGGCGGCACGTAGACGTCGTGCGCGCGGTCGGCTTCTTTCCAGTAGTCGTAGCGCTTGCGGATGCGCGAGTAGGACATGTCGACCATGGACTTGACGTAGTCCGAGATGCGGCGCTCCTGCTCGTCGGTCAGGAGGTGCGAAATGTCGTCGTAGTTGACGAGCTTGTCGATGTGCTCGGACAAGTCGACGACAATGCCCTCGCGGGGCGGGATCACATATTCGGCGGAGGACTGGGCCATGGCCCAGTGTTCTATCGTTTGTGATGGATGTCGGTCGTCCCAATGCCCCAGCCAGGGAAGCGGGTGTGATTGGGCTGGAGCTGCTGGCGGAGGGACTTGCCGTAGCTGTCGAGGGACTGGGGCTGGGAAACTTCGCCGGTCCACATCTCGGGGGTGATGTGCATCTTGGACAGGACGTCGACCAGGATGGAGAGGGCGTCGACCTGGTCGTCGTGCTTGGAGGAGGGGAACTCGGAGCACTCGCGCCGGAACTCGTGAAGCCAGGGGGCGTAGCCAGGGAGGTAGACGCGGCCAGCTTCGAGGATGGGGAGGATGGCGGAGATGCGCGCGACCTTGTCGTGGGTGACCTTGTAGGGGATGACGGAGATGCCGCTCTCGCGCTTGAGTTCCTGGACGATGGAATGGCCAGAGGCGCGGTCCTCGATATAGAAGCCACGAAGGGCGCGGCTGCGGTGCTGGCTGTTGAGCTGGATGAGGCGGCGCTTCAGGTCGGGAAATTCGAGGCGCTCGCGCATCAGGTCGTAGATGTAGATGTCGCCGTCGCGGGTCAGGCCGCCGACGAGGGCGACGGACGGGTCGTGGTGGGTCTTGGTCTTGGAGGCGGTGTCGACGGCCACGATCGAGGTGACGAACTGGGGGAGTTCGCTGCGGTCGTGGTAGCGCCACCAGTCGTCATGGATGAGGTTGCCGCCCTCGATGTAGGGGGTTTGCTGGTAGAGGGAGGCGAACTCGCGCGGGTTGAGGGCTTCTCGTCGGGAGAGCCAGTCGAGGTTGAAGCGTTCGGGCCAGAGGGCGTGGGGTGGGTCGCCTTGGCGGGCCTCGAAGTTGATGTGGGTCCACAGGCCGTTCTTCCAGTCCTCCGTTTGCATAATTCTTCCCGCGAGGTCGTCGGGGTGCCAGCGGGTGAGGATGACGATCTGGATGGGGGCCTTGCCGTCGATGGTGGGCTGGAGGCGGGTGGTGAGGGCCGAGGTGTAGAAGTTCCAGACCTTGTTGCGCATGGTGGCGCTGTCTGCGTCTTCGCGGGACTTGAAGGGGTCGTCGACGATCAGGCAGTTGGCTGGGCGGCCAGAGGTGGTGCCGTCGAGGCCGACGCCGAAGTATGCGCCGTTGGACGTGGTGCGCCAGACATCGGAGGCCCGGCTGTCTGAGGCCACGCGCATCTTGGGGAAGATCTGGGCGGTGAGCTTCTCTTCGGAGATGTTGCGGGCCTGCTTGCCGAAGTCGGAGGCCAGGATGGCGTTGTAGCTGGAGGACATGACGAAGCGGGTGGGGTCACGGCCAATGTAGTAGGTGGGGAAATTGACGGTGCCGTACTCGGACTTGCCGTGGCGGGGCGGCATGGTGATGAGGACGTTCTGCGTGCCGAGCGTTCCCTTTTCGAGTTTGTCGAGGGTGTCGATCAGGTCGAGCTGGAACTTGGGGAATTGGCGGTCGGGGTAGCGGAGCTGGAGATAGCCAAGGTAGCTGTCTTCGGCCTGGCGCAGGCGCAGGAGGTACTCGGTGGGGTTCAAGTGTGGAACTCGCGGAGATGACGGGCGTGGTGCAGGAGCTGCTGGCGGGTGGCGCGGATGCCCTGGCGGGCGATCATGGAGGCCAGGAGGAGTTCGAGCGTCTTCTGGTGCAGGAGGCGCTCGTGGGCGTCTATGGCGCGCTCTGCGGCCTCTGTGAGGGGGTCAGCCACGGGTTTTCCGCATGAGGTAGGCGGCGCTGAGGTCGGCGGCCATGGGGCGGTCATGGATCTTCTGGATCATGATCTTCGCCAGGTGGTCGAGGACGGCTTGCTTCCTTCCATGGGGAGGTATGGATGACAGGTCCAAGGCGGACATGGCTTGGCCGAACTCCTGAAGGGTCATCGAGGACGGGAGGGCGTCCTTCTGGGTGTTCTTGATGATCAATGGTGGCTCCTATGGCTTGGGAGGCGGCGAGGGCTTCGAGTTCTTCGCGGGACATTTCGGTTGTGGTGCGCGAATTGAGTTCGTGCTGGTGGTACGTGGCGCTGACGTCGGGCACGACCTTGGCCAGGAGGGCTTTGAAGAGGGAAACTTGGCCGGTGGACCAGGTTACTTCGCCCGTGAGGACCTTTTCGGCGACCAGGAGGTGGTCGTGGACCACTGAGGCGATCTTTCCCCGGATCATGGAGCTGAATTGGGGGGTCAGGACGCTGTATTCGCGGGTGGGGACGCGGTTTTCGAGGATGAGCGTGCCCAGTTCCTTGGCTTCTTCGGACAGTTTCACGATCTCGGCGGCCTTTACGTAGGCTTTCTTCTGCGCGCGGGACCGTTTTCCGCATTGGCGGGAGCAATACAGGTGCCTGTCAGCGACAGAACGGGTGATCCAGAACGAGGTTTTGCAGTACGGGCACTGCTTCTCGATCTGGGCCGGGCTGATCTGCATGCGGGTGGGCCGCATGTGGGCTGGGGTGCCGACCATGTTTTCAAATTGCTCGCGTTGGTCGGGGTGGGGGGGAGGTCACGATCGCAGCGGGGGACCCAACGGCGGGATGGGGGCTCCGCCCCCCGGTCTCGGCAATCGGTGTCTGGGGGGGGGGCCGGGCCAGCGCTGGCACAGTTCGGCCCAAGTTGTTTATTTCCCTCGGTTTCCCAGGCCCCCTTTGGGCCTGTCCCGGGGGCCAAACCAGGGGGAGAAATAATGGTCGT